CTTTAAGATTTAAGGAATGAGGTGAGGTTATGCCTAGAAAAACTATTTATGAAAGAGATGGTTGGGATGAAAAGCTTGAGCTAATTGAAGGTTGGGCTAGGGATGGCCTTACTGATGAACAAATAGCGGATAATATGGGGATTCATGTATCAACTCTTTACGAGTATAAAAAGAAATATCCCGAGTTATCCGAGGCCTTAAAAAAGGGAAAAGAAGTTATTGATCGTCAAGTGGAGAATGCTTTGCTTAAAAGAGCCCTGGGTTATGAATATCAGGAAGTGAAAAGAGAGCTTAAGCATAATAAAGAAACCGGCAAAAAAGAAATGATGATCACTGAGGTTAAAACTAAAGAAGTGCAGCCAGATACTACTGCTCAAATATTTTGGCTTAAAAACAGAAAGCCTGACGAATGGAGAGATAAGCAGCAGATTGATGTTACTTCTAAAGAGGAGCATATTTCTGGCATGAGCAAAGAAGAAAGAGAAGAGAGGCGGAAGCAGCTGCTTAAAAAGTTAGGTGACAGATGATGTCTCTTAATTCAGAGGAATATTATGAGTTGATAGAGCTCGATGATGATTTTAGAGAACTCAAACTCTTAGAAGCTTACGATGACTTCTGGGAGTTTTGTTTATATATGGACTATGATTTTTTTGATAAAAGAAAATCAATACTTAAACCAGTGGCCGAAGCATTTCAAGAAGTCGAAGAGGGAAAACTTGACCTTCTTTATGTTGGAATGCCACCTCGTACTGGTAAAAGTTATATTACAAGCCTTTGGTGCACCTGGGTATTAGGAAGAAACCCAACTGAAAGTATTATGAGAAACACTGTTACCAATACGCTCTATAATAAATTCTCGAATGATATTAGAGATATTATGAGAGGAGATACTCATAAAAGGCGTTATAGAGATATTTTTCCGGAGATACACTTTGCTACTGAAAAGCTAGAAGGTTGGAAATTAACTACCTCAGAGCAAGGAGTCAGCTATTTTGGAGCCGGTGTTGGTGGTACTGTAATTGGTTTAGGATGTACTAAAGCTGCAATTCTTGATGATAGCATCAAAAACGCTGAAGAAGCTATGAGTGAAAACTCACTTGAAAAGAAGTGGAATTGGTACGGATCTACTCATAAATCAAGATTAGAAAAAGGCTGCCCTGAAATTCATATTGCTACCAGGTGGAGTAATAATGATATACCTGGTCGATTGATTGAAGAGGGAGAGTTCCAGGGTAATAATGCAAAAAAGATAGTTATTCCTGCTTTAGTTGATGGTGAATCGTATTGCGAAGAGATTCATTCTACTGAAAAGTTATTAAAAGAAAAGAAATTACTTGATGAATTAATCTGGGAAGCTGAGTGGCAGCAGAGTCCAGTTGAAGCTAAAGGACTTGTATTCCCTGATCAATCTCTTAATTACTTTTCGATGGATGAACTGAATAAACGGCCAGAAGGTATATTGATGGCTGCAGATATAGCAGATGAAGGTACTGACAGTTTATGCTGCCCTATTGGTTATATTTTTGGCGATAAAGTATTTATTACTGACGTTTTATTTACTAAAGATCCGATAGAGGTCACTCAACCTCTGACTGCAGCGTTTATTGATAAATACCAGCCCGATAGAGCGAAATTTGAGAGTAATAATGGCGGTAAAGGTTTTGCAATGACAGTAAAAGACCTCAAAAAGTCTAAAACTACTATCAATTGGGAGCCTACTGTTAGCAATAAACATACTAGAATATTAATGAAGTCTGGATATGTAAAAGAATATTTCTATTTTAGAGATGATTATGAAGCGGGTAGTGATTATGACAAGTTTATGAGAGAGCTTAAGAAATACAATAAATCGGGCAAAGTCAAACATGATGATGCACCTGATGGAATTACAATGCTTGCTGAAATGCTTGACCAGCAAGGAGGAATTTATTCAGCTTATGCAAGTTAATGGAGGTGATAAACTTTGGCAGACAAAGGAGTTTATAACGTATTAAGACAGGATTTCATGCACTCGCAAAATCCAAATAGTTCAAAAGGTAAACTGTTGGGGCCAAATGGTGATCCACTCACTCAGCAGAGACCAAATGAAGGTCCGCCACTTTCTGATCAAGATATAACTTCTCTTTATAAAAGCAATCGTATCTTTCAGAATATAGTTGATATACCAGCTGAGGATATGACAAGAGAATGGATATCAATAGAAGCCGACAAAAAGGTTAAGGAAGCTATTGAAAATAAACTGACTGAATTAAATGCTCAGCCTAAAATGCAGGATATGTGCAAATACGAAAGGTTGAGAGGTGATGGTTTCTGCAGTATTGGAGCCAGACAGGCCGGCGAATTGGAGCTTGAAGAGGAGCTAAACCCTAAGCAGCTGATTGATATTGATTATATTCACGCTTTTTCAGGAAATAAAATACATGACACTGATATTAATGAGGATATGTTCTCTCCGGAGTACGGAGATATTGAAAAGTTTAAGATATCTGGTGTTGGTGGCCAGGGAGAAAGAAAAATCCATAAATCAAGGCTATTGCATCTGCAGGTTAGAACTGTAGAGGATGAGGCAATGGGAATTCCGCTTATACAGTCAATATTTGACCCGTTAACTATTTTTGATAATGCAGCATGGTCAGTTGGCCAGTTGCTTTATTCTTTGGTCTTTAAGGTCCTTAAATCAGATGGAGTCGATATAACAGACACTGAAACCAGGCAGAAAGTACAGAGTCAGCTCGAATTTGAGTTTAATACTCTTTCACTTGCACTAATTGGCCCAGAGGATGAGTTAGAATTTAAAAGTCCTACAGGTTCATTATCTAGTTTAAAAGATATGCTTGATTTTGTCTGGGACTATTTAGCCGGTGCTGCAAGAATGCCTAAGAGTCATATCATGGGCCAGCAGCAGGGTACAATTACGGGAGGGCAGTTTGACAGCTTAAATTATTATGCAAGAATTGCTGGACTCCAGGAGAACTATTTAAGGCCGTTGATAGAACAGCTAATTAATCTGTTGTTTTGGGCTAAAGACAGCGGAGTTGGCAGTGGACGAACTGATCCAGACGGTAAATACTCAATTTCTTTCAATCCACTTTGGAAGCTAGACAAAGAAACTGATGCTAATATTAGAAAGACAGTCGCTGAGACTGATGCAATATACATCAAAAATCAAGTTTATACAGCTGATGAGATAAGAGAAGAGCGGACCAGTAAAAGCAGTTTGATGGAAAAGTTAGACATGTCAGATGAAGAAACAATAGAGCTGGCCCACAGAGTGAAGGAGGCACATGAAAATGCCACTTCCTAGAATACTTTTTCCAGCTAATCATGCAGTTGATTATTATGAAGACCTGCAGGATATAATCGAAAAAATGAATAATGATGTCATGGATTTTGTTGATAGGAAAGTCACTCCATATTTACGGAGGAATGACTCTTATAAAAAAGACAGCGAAATGGATGACATAATACAAGGCCTTGAGGAGCTGAAAGAATCAGCTATTACTCGGGCCTTTTCTGATGCAACAGCAAAAAAGTTAGCTGACAAATTCTCTAAAAGAGTTAAAAATCACACCAATAACGAGGTTAAAGAACAGATCAGATCAGTTATTGGAATGGATCCTCTCAAAAGAAACCAGCAATTAGAGGATGCAGTAAAGGCTGCAGTATCTGAAAATGTTAGTTTAATTAAATCAATTCCGGAAGAGTACCATAAACAGCTGGATACTATTGTGCTGCAGGGGGTGAGATCCGGAGAGAGTATAGACGATATCAAAGATAATATACAGGATATCTATAAAAAAACAGATAGCAGAGCTAAATTTATTGCAAGAGACCAGGCAGGTAGTATGCTGGGTGACTTTACAAAAATAAGGCACCAGGAGCTCGGACTTAAAGAGTTCATCTGGAGGGATTCAGATGATATTAGGGTCCGGGATGAACATGAAGCATTAAACGGGCATAAATTTACCTGGGAAGAAGGGGCCAATGGTCTTTTCCCGGGCAAGGATTATAACTGTCGCTGTACTGCTGAAATTGTTGAACAAGAATTGGAGCAAATGTTTGGAAGAGCAGCATAGAAAGGGGGTGATTACAGATGCCAAAGAGGTTTGATGTGATAGGAATTAACAATCTTAATAAAAATTCATCTGGCTTTCTTACTTATGACCTTGTGGCTGCACAAACTGGAGTTTTCCCTTATTTAGACCCAGAGACAGGAGATATAGTCTATGAATTAAAGCATCCTGATGATCTGTTAACTGAAGAGGTTTTAGGTCAATTAAAAAACTTACCAGTTACTGACGATCACCCCTGGGAGCTGGTCAATCCGGACAACTCGAAAGAGCTGGTTAAAGGAATGACATCAGATACAGCTCGAATAGTTGGAGAAAAGTTAACCGGCAGAGCAACAGTATTTGATTCAGGTTTAATCGGTAAAGTTCTCAATGGCAACAAAAAGGAATGCAGCTTAGGTTTTGAGTGTGAAATTGTTGAAGAATCAGGAACGTATCAGGGCCAGAAATACGATCGCAGACAGACCAACTTTAATTTAAACCACCTGGCAATGGTTGAAAAAGGACGTTGCGGACCTGATTGCAGTGCCAGATTGGACTCAAAAGATTATGCCTATCAGGTCAGAAAAGACAGCGATATTTTGAATGATAAGTCAAAGAAGAAGCAAAACAAAAGGAGTGATCAGAAATTGAAAACTATTAAATTAGACGGTAAAGAGTTTGAAGTAGCTGAAGAAGTTGCAAGCAGAATTGATACTTTAAAATCTGAAAATGAAGAACTGACTAAAAATGTTGGCCAGTTAGAAGGTAAGTTAGATGGTAAAGATGATCAGGTTTCTAACCTGCAAAAGAAAGTTGATGAATTGGAGGGCAATCAGTTATCTGATAAGAAAATTGATGAAGCCGTCAGTGAAAGACTTGAACTTCTGAAGAAAGCTGACAAGTTTTTGGATGAAGATTATGAGGTTGAAGGCAAATCTGATAAAGAAATCAAAATCGACTGCATCAAAGCTGTTAATGAAAAGTTTGACGGCGAAGATAGACCAGACGAATACATTGAAGCTCGTTTTGATGTATTAAGTGAAATGCTGGATGAAGGTCAGGGCAGCTATGGAGATAAAAATCTTAAGTTTAAGAAAAAAGACTCCAGCTCCCGCAGTGACGCTATTGAGAAAAAGCGTCAAAAAAGATTAAACATGAGAGGTGATGAATAATGGATGCTAAATTAAATGCAGGTCAATTAGCAACAGGAAGAAGCGGACACGCTGATTCAATGGCAGCTGAAGGAGATATTCCTTTCGGTACTGCTGTTAAGTATGGTACTGACCCAGAAAAGCAGGTGGCTGCTTGGGATGGTGCTGCTGCAGCTGATGTATTAGCTGGTGTTGCTCAGTATTCTGTAGGTGGCGACTTAGATAACTCCAAATATGCTGATGGTGACAGTGTTACTGTAGCCAGAAAAGCAGTAATGTGGGTTAAGTTGTCTGATAGTGCAGCTGATGTAACTAGAGGCGATAAAGTAGCCGTCAGAGATGATGGTTTATTTGATAAAGCACCACTTTCTGAAGCAACTAATGGTGTGTATGGTGTTGAAATTGAAGATGCAGAGTTCAAATCAGCCGGATCTGCCGGGGATGTTGTCAAGGTAGAGTTTAACTTACCTTCTCAGACAACTACTAAACAACTTTAATAGGAGAGGTGATTAGATAATGAAAGATTTAGGATCTGGCGTTGTAAGACAGGACGCTTTACTAACTAATGATGACTTAGATGCAATTGATAATACTGTATATGAAGCCAAAGAAAGAGAATTAACTGCCAGAACAATGGTGGGTTTGAAAACTGACATCCCGGAAGGTGCAGAAACCTATAGTTACGATAAGGTAACTAAAAAAGGTGCTGCTAAAATATTTGCTTATGGTGCAGATGATGTACCTTTAGTAGATGCAGATATTGAAAGACACCACCAGGGTATTTATGGTATCGTAGTAGGATTTACTATTGACCTTCAGGAAAAGAGAGCTGCAAAGATGGCTAATAGACCAGTTGAAACTACTAAGGCTACTGCAGCTAGAAGAGCTATTTCTGAAAGAGAAAATGACTTTTTCTTCTCTGGCTCTACTGAGCATAATGCAGAAGGCCTGACTAACTTTACTGGTATTCAGACTTACACTGTTGCTCAAAATAGTGGTGCAACATCTACAAACTGGAAAGATAAAACAGGCGAAGAAATAGTTGAAGATATCAGACAAGCCAAAAAGAAAGTTAATCTAAAGCCTGGAATGGCTGCTGATACTTTAGCAATTCCAGATGATCAGTACGAGGACTTAGACAGACCATTTAATTCTGACAATCCTCAGCTAACTATCCGCAATTATCTGCAAAATCAAGGCTGGTTTGACAGAATTATTTCTGTACCAGAACTTGCAGGAAAAGGCGATGGTGGCACTGACTGCTTTATGGTTTATGATAGTTCTCCAGATGTAGTTGAGATGGGGCTGCCTTTAGATATCTACAGACATGCTCCATATAACAAGGAAAACCTTAGTTCACAGGTTAACCTTGAAGAAAGAACTGCTGGGGCTATTGTTAGATATCCACTTGGAATCTGTAGAGCTGACGGAATTTAAGAATTAATAAAAAAATGAGGAGGTAATTGTATGTTAACGATAATTAATCATTTCGCTCAAATTAAACATGTTGGGAATGTATCGTTGAATATTGGCCCGAATGAAGTTGAGGACAAAGACTGGGAAGCTGTAAAGACTCATCCAATCGTAAAAGGCTGGGTGAAAGAAGGAAAAGTAGAGGTTAAAGACGGCACTATTGAAGATTTATCCGAAATTACTCCAGTTGATAAGGCTGTTGAGCTCGTTGAAGCAACAATGGATAAAGAAAAGCTTTTAAAGTGGGCTGAGACTGATGACAGAAAGACCACTCAAAAAGCTATCGAAGAGCAGATCGCTTACTTAGAAGATGATGGTAAAGATAAAGGCGATGAGTAATCATGCCTCAAACTACTGTATCTAAGGTGAGGAGTATTGCTTCTCACCTTTCTAAGTTATCTGATCAATCTATTGAGCTTTACATTGAGGATGCAGTTATAGAGCTTGAAGACTGGGAATATGATGATAAATACAATGAGAAAATGGAAAGATACATGGCTGCTCATTTTGCCACTTTAGATCATCCAAAACCAACAACTGAACAGCTGACTGGTATAGGTATGAAAAACTATCCTAACAGGACAGGAAAAGAGGGGCTGCAAGTAACTGAATACGGTAAAGAGCTTTTAAGGATTATGAAAAAGAGCCAGGGACCCACATTTATGGTGTTTTCATAATGGCAAAACTTAAAATTACTGATAATAATAATATGCCTAATTTAATTGAAGAAATTAATAAACTTAAGAACTCTAAAATTGAGGTTGGTGTATTCGGCGGCAAAAACTCTCAAATCCTAATGATTGCCAGGGTAAATGAGTTCGGTGTAACAATAACCCCTAAAAAAGCAAAAGCTCTTACAATACCCCTTAATGAAGAGGCGGCTGGTAAAAGTGCAAGAGACTTTGATAATTTGTTCCTTATGGATTCTGATGATGATGGTGATGGAATACTGGCCATGGAAGTAGGAGACAGAATCAGACCAATGTATGCACTCGTTAAGAAAGTTGAGATTCCAGAGAGGTCATACATTAGAGAAGGTTTCGACAAGAATGTTAGGAAAATACAAAAGCATACTGAACAAGCAATAAGGGCTGTAATAGCAGGTAGAATGAATGCTGATAAGGCCCTTAATTTGTTGGGTGCTGAGTTTGCTTCTTTCATTCGCAAATATATGGTCGAATTAAAGTCTCCCCCTAACTCAGCAGTAACCAAGAAGAACAAAAAGGGTGCAAATAACCCGTTAATTGACTCGGGTAGGCTAAGACAGTCAATAACTTATAGAGTGAGGTGATAACGTGGATTTTTCAGGATTTATAAGAGATTATTTAACTCCTGTCACTTTGAAAAGAGGTGGCAAAAAATTTGTAAATGGTGAATATGTTGATGATGGTGCTTCTGATGAATATAGCATAGAAATAGCAATAATTCACTTAACAACAGAGGAGCTTAACGAATATGATGGTGGTTTTTACACTATCCAGGACTTAAAGTTGTTCGTCCCGGAAGATAATACTGGTATTAATACTGAAACAGATGAAGAGATTCCTTTAATTCCAGAAGAGGGGGACATTGTTCACTTTCAAAACAATGATTTTGAAGTGCAGAATCCACAAAATAACACTCACTTATCTGATTTTCATAAGTTTTTGGCTAAAAAGGTTGTGGTTAAATGATAGATTTATACACTTTTAGGACCAATCTGCAGCCAGAAATAAAGAGTTATTCAGGGATTCCGCAGCTTATTAGAGCTGATCAGGATGTTAAGTCCGAAGATTTAATTTATCCGAGAATAACTTATAAAATGTCTTCTCCTTACGATATAAACGGGAATGCTCAGTCAATGTTCATAAAAAAAGAAGTGGTTCAGAGTGATGATCCTAATTTTGATGAGGATATCGAATACTCTTATTACTCAAATCCGAGAGTGACGATATCATTTAACGCTTTTGGCAAAGATGTGAGTCAGTACATTTCAAAATTAATTGAGTGGTTTAGAATTCCTAAACTGGGCCAGCGTTTTCTTGATCAGTATGATGTGGTGATTATCAATGTAACAAATATGCAAGACAGGACCACTTATCTACAGACGGATTATGAAGATAGAAAGGGTTTTGATGTAGTTCTGCAGTTTAATGATGAAGTTAAGATAATTGAAAAGACATTCGAAGAAGTTGAACTTGAAGTAGAATTTTCTGATGATGAAGATATTTTAGACGTAAATTTATAAAGAGGGAGTGATCTTTAAATGGGAGATCCTGTTGTTGTAAATGTATATGATGAAACAGGAGCTGTAGCTCAAAAAGGATTTGGTATCGGTTTAGTATTTGACCCAACTGTTACCAATCCACTAGAGATAGTTTCAGACACTGGAGAGATCCAAAACTGGAGCAGCGAAGATTTAGCGTACAAAAAAGTTAATGCTATGTTAAGTCAGCAGCCAAAGGTTCAGGAAGTTATGATCTACGGTGTTGATGTTGCTACAGAAGCAAGCACAATCACTGATGAGCTGGATAAGCTAATAACTCAGAACAATGATTGGTATGCTTTAGCTTTAGCGAGCAATGTCGAAGCTGATGTTCAAGAAGCTGCTAACTGGATAGCTTCAAAAGAAAAAATAATGTTTGGTGATTTGGGTAAAGATGCAGCAGTTGCTGATATCGAAACCTTTATGCAGGGAATAGAAAATCAGAACTTTGCTCTATTTGCTCATGATGGCGGTATAAATGATGAAGAGCAATACCTTGATGCAGGTTCTTTGGGTAGAATTCTGCCAATGACACCTGGTAGTTATACTCTGAAATTTAAAACTATCAATAATACTGCTAAATCAACTTATCTGCCCGCCGATGTAGCAGCATTGCAAAATGTTAATGCCAACATTTATAAAGAATGGGGCGGAGCTTTATATGTTGCTGAAGGTGTAATGAGTAATGGTGATTTTATTGATACAACTGTTGCCAAACACTGGTTTGCTGCAAGATATAGAGAAGAAATATTCAGAGTACTAAAAACCAGCCAGAAAGTAGGCCAGGATAATGCGGGGATCGGCTTATTTGTTGATGCAGCCAAACAGGTCAATAAAGTAGCTGCAAGAAATGGTGCCGTTGCAAAAGATGCAGACGGTAATTTCATGTCAACAGTAACTTATCCTACCAGAAAAGACTTACTGAAAAATGATTTAGCAAACAGAGTTTTAAAAGGTGTTAAATCAACAGTAACCTACTCTGGAGCTTGGCACAATGTAGAATTAGATTTCTACTTAACACTGTAAAGGAGGTATTATAAATGGTCAATTATGATCCAACCAAAGTAATTACTATTGTAGATAATTTTGTTTTGACTGGATTTGCTGAAGATGCAATGGTTGAAATTTCTAGAATGTCAGAAAAAAGGAACTCATTTGTAGGGGCCCAGGGAGAGGTAACATTCTCAAAATCTGCTGACGATAGAGCAGAAGCAACAATCACATTGAAAGAAACTAGCCCGGCAAATGAAAAACTATACAACTTGTATAAGTCAGATGAAGAATTTGGCTTCTCTACAGTTGATCAGAACTTTGATGGTGATGTTTCTGGATCCGGCAGCAGGTGCGTAATTCAAAACTTGCCTGATAATGTGAAGTCTAATGAGCCGGGAGATAGAGAATGGGTTCTGCTTGTAGCTGACTATGAGGAAGCGTTCGAGGGGGTATTATAAATAATGGGTAAAGAAGGTAGCAAAAAAACAATTAGTGTAGGAGAAAATAAATACACTCTTCAAAATCCGGGTGTTCGCTGGTACATAAAACACCAGGATAAATGCCGGGATAGATACGGCTCGACATCCAGAAAGAAGTATATTGCTGGTTTGCTTGATAACGTTGTTATCAATCCAGTAAAAGTAGATGATTTTGATGTTAAAGGCGAAAAAGAGAAAAAGGTAACTGTAAATGGTGATGAATATACAGTTGAGTATATTGGCAATAAAGCTATTTTAGAAATTGAAGATAATTCTAAAGATGAAGCCGGGCAGTTTTCTCAGGAAGTTTATATTGATAATCTGATGGCCGAAGCTTTAAAAGAAGATATCACCATGGATGACTTTGAAAAGCTAAGTAATGTTCAGGACTTAATAGAAGAAATAGAAAACTATAACAGGTCTAAAGAACTGAAAGAGGTTGTAAAAAGTATAGAAACGTTTCTTGGAGCCTAAGTATAGTTCTATAAACAAAAAAGGTGAGTTAATAGTAAATCATGATCGTTACAAAAGGCAGATAAAAGGACTTCTTAAAGATTACTGGGCTCTGGTTTTTAAGATGCAGTCTGAGGAAGAAGTTGCAAAATGGGATTTAGATCATTTTTTAGAAGCCAGGGCTGCTTTAGAAGTTTTCAATGAAGAGATTAAAAATAGTTCTGAAGGAGGGCGGTAGATATGCCAGCAGGAGGAGCACAAAGGTTTTTGGGTTTTCAAGTTGGCTTTGGAATAAATGATAGGCCACTTACCCAGGCTGATAGAAGAGTTGATAGCTTTAAAAACAATGTAATAAGAGCTACTGATAGAATGGGAGCTCTGGAAAGAAAAGCAGTAACTGCCGGCCGGGCTATATCTGCTGCCTTTCATGATGCTAAAAAGCAAATAAGTAATGGTGTTGCGGTGTTAGAGCGGTACCGATATCAATTAGGTATAGCAGCTGGAATGGGCTTTGCTGCTATAGGAAGATCGGTGTTCAGTGCCGCGGATGCCAATGAAACTGTAAATAAATTTAATGTTGTTTTTGGAGAGGTTGCTAACCAGACGAGAAAATGGGCTGATGAATATGCTCAAAGTATTGGACGCTCTGAATATGCTACTTTAGGCTGGTTAAACAGTTTTCAGGATGTACTGGTGCCAATGGGTTTAGCTCGGGATGAAGCTGCAGGTCTTTCAAAAGAAATGGTTACTTTAGCAGCTGACTTAGGATCTTTCAACAATGTGGCAACAGCAAGAGCTGCTGAAGCTATGCAGTCTGCCCTGGTGGGTAATCATGAGGCTGTCAGAATGCTAGGTATCCAGTTGAGTGAAGCTCAATTAAATTTAGTTGCTCAAAGAGAAGGATATCAAAAGAATTTCAGAGATTTAGACAATCTCACAAAAATGCAGTTAAGATTTAATGAAATGATCAGACAGTCTGGCGATGCAGTAAATGATGCAACTAGAACTGCAATGGAATTTAATAACCAGTGGTTACGTTTCAAAGGGAATATTCGCGATGTATCAATCGCAATGGGTTTTAGTTTTATACCATCATTTAATAAGGGCTTAATTGTTACTAATAAATTTCTTGAAAAGCTAGAAGAAAGCGAAAAACTGCAGGCTGCTACTAGATTCTTTGCAATAGGTGTTGCAATAACTGGAATAGCAGCGGCTATTGGTGGAGTAAGTGCAGCATGGCCCTTTATAGCTGGAATATTTTCTATAAGTAGTTTTGGTATAGCTGCAGCAGTGACCGGAATTGTTTTAGCAATAGAAGATTTATGGGTCGGTTTAAACGGTGGAGAAAGCACTCTGCTGCCTATAATTAATAAGTTCTTAGCATGGGCCGGCATAAATAAAGATTTAAAAGGTGTATTAGTTGATGTAGGTAATGCAGCACTCTGGACTTGGGATGCTATTAAAGCATCATTTGCTTATATAGAACCACTGGTTCAATCAACTGTAATTGGCGCTGTAAAAATATTTGAAGGCGCTTTTAAGATACTTTTCTCACCAATTAAAATGATATCAGGTTTAATTAAAGGCATAGTTACCGGTGATTTCGCAATGTACTGGGACGCTGTTGATCAGTTTTACAGCGGTATAGCTGATATATTTGAAGGAATCAAAACTATTGTTACTGCTAAATTAACTTTTATCGGAAACTTATTCTTAGATATTTTCAAATTGAGTCATATACCAGATATTGCTGGAGCAATTAAAGAAAAAATTATAGCTGCAGCAAACTATGTTAAAGATAACCCGCTGACTTTAGTTAGGTTTTTAATACCACCTGTTAACCTACCAGATATAATTAATAAGATTTATGAAGCTGGCCGACAATTTATAAAAGATAAGACTGGGATTGAACTGCCAGCGATCAAGCTTCCAACATTACCAGATTTAGTGGAAGCAGTCAAAGGAGTATGGAATTTAGGCAAGAGCTTTATTAATAACTTAAAGTCTCAAAGTCTGCCGGAAATTAAAATTCCTACTATTCCAGATTTATTAGGATCTGTAAAGAGCACCTGGAATAATGCTAAATCTTTTGTTGATAACTTGATTCCATTCGATTTGCCCGGTCTTAGCATGCCAGACATACCTGATCCTATAGCAAAGATTGATGAATGGGCAAGCAGCATTAAAAGTAAATTAAGTAATATAGACTTTGGTTCTGCCCTAAAAACAGCAATTGAAAATGCTATGGATAAGCTGCCAGGCTGGATGCAGGGAATGGCTAAAAAAGTGATGGATTACCTCCCTCAATCACCTGCTAAAGTTGGACCATTAAGCAGATTGGATAAGGTAGGACCGGGGCTCACTCAAACCATCGGAAAAGGTGTTGATAAGTCCAGAAAGCAGGTTACTGGACCATTAAGCAATATGTGGACTGAGTCAATGATTACTGAGCCTAAGACTATTGTTAAAGACTACAATCCAATGTCGAGTATATCTGACAGTGGTTTTGGCAGTTCTCAAAGCGTTACAAATAATAATTATAATCAAAGCAATAAACAGTCCAGCAGTAAATCAGAAAAGAAAGTTGTTATTGAAAACCTCAATCTTGAAGGATCAAATAACACTGTTCAGGATGCTCAAAAAATAATAAAAATTATAGAACAATATTTTGATGGAGAGGCGACAGCATCGGTAGGTGAGGCCATTGGCTAGATTATATAATGATGATTTTGATATAGAAATTGAAGTTGCTCCTGAAGAATCTGTTAACTTGAAAAATGAAGTTACTGAAAAGCCAGTTGAAGATAAAACTGAAATAGCTGATCATATCAATCACCAGCCGGTTGAAATTAATCACACTTTTGTTATAGCTGGAGATGAAGCAGAAGATCAGCGGGATAGATTAGAAGAAGCAAGTCAGCATGATGAAGTTTTTAACTACATGGATGTTAAAGATTATAGACTATATGAAAATATGGTTATTTTAAGTATAAATTTTGACACTGATGCTCAAATAGCAAATGGTTACCAGGGCAGCATATCCTTAAAACAAGTACAAGTAGCTGAACAGGAAACTATATTTGTTAATTTAGGAATTGACCCATCAACCGGCAATGAAGTGCAGCAAAATGCTACAGAAACAGAAGAGCGGTCTAATGAAACAGAAAATGTAGATGAAGAAAGCACTGATCAGTCAATTCTTACCTCAATGATTTCTCCTTTCGGCGGTGATGAGTGATGGAAGTTAAATATTTACCTGTTAAAAAAGATAATATTAAGCAGATCCCCGATAGGTTTTTAACTGATGTAGCAGGAACAGAACTTGTATTTGAAATAAGTTGGAATCATCAAGGCTTTTTTGCTATGTCAGTTTTTGATTCTACCGGGGAAACAATACTCGAAGGTAAAAAAATAACGTATAGTACAAATATGTTTGACAATATCATTGATGATAGGCTACCTGAGGGGATTGGAATTATAGCACTTGATAAAACAATGGCTGCAGAAAAAGAGGGAGTTACTTACGATAATTTTTATGACAGTGTAAAGCTATATATAGCTGGTGATTACTAATGACTAGAGCTTTTGGCAGAAAAGCAATATTTGCTTTAGAAAATAAAGAAATCAAATATCCTGATCTTGATTTAGAATTCGAAGTTAATTTTAATACTGACTCAGATGGCAATGTTGGTCATGTAAGATTTTTTAATATCAGTAATAAAACGATAGATTTACTAAAAAAAGATACTAATTTTACTTTAAGGGCTGGCTATAAAGATGATGTCGGCCTTTTGCTACCTGGTATTATATCTCATACTCAAACATCATGGGATACAACTGATAAGATTACTGAAATTGTAGTGGGAGATAATACTTCTGACTGGCTGAATACTACTGTCAATCAGACCTGGAGGGCTGGCATTAGAGCAAGAGATGTTGCTGTTGATCTAATTGATATGCTTCCTTTTGGAGTTGGAGAAATTAATCTAGCCAATAACATAGACTATCCAAAAGGAAAGACTTTTTCAGGAACTATCAAAACAGCACTTGAAGAAATAGCAATTGATGCAGCCACTAAACTGCATGTAGGCAGAAGCAAGATTTATCTCAGACCAGAAGAAGCCGGGACCAGGGAAATTGTTAATCTTAATCAAAGAACAGGCCTAATAGCTTCTCCACAAAAGATTGACGAGGACGGAGAAGAAGGATATAAGGTGCAATCTCTGCTTAATTATAGAATATGGGCCGACAGTATTATCAGCATAGATAGTAAGACTATTTCCGGTCTATTTAGAGTAAAAAAAGGGCTGCATAAATTATCAAGCAGTGATTTTCTTACAGAAATGGAGGTTGTTAAAGTATGAGAGGTTCAAAATTAATAAAAAAATTGATTGATCAGGAATTAAAAGAGCTGCATGTAGCTTTGCCAGCTAAAATAGAAAATTATGATCCAGAAACTATGATAGCTGAAATCACTCTTTTATCTAAAAAAATATTGAATGATGAAGAAGTTACAATTCCCAAAATAATAGAAGTTCCTGTTGGCCATTTAAATGCTGGTCCTTTTGTGATTAGACCTCCATATCAAAAAGGTGATGTGGTCCAGGTGCTTTTCAATGAAAGAGCCCTGGATAAATTATTAATAACCGGCGATCCAGAAAGCGTTAAGTACAAAAGGAAACATGCTTTTGATGATGCTGTGGTAATAAAGGGTTTAAAAGCTGAACAGGAAAACAAGTTAAATTCTAACTATGGTCAAGATTTGCTTTTTGAAAATCAAGAAGCAGACAGCAGAATAGTAATGAAAGTTAATGGTGATCTATTAATTAAGACTAATGGAGAAACCACTATTAATTCTAGTGGCCCTGCGATAGTTAATGCACCAAAAACCACTGTTAATGGTGAAGTTGATTTGGCTGGAGGGGGCCCTCCAGTTGCAAGAGTAGGAGATGCTATCGAAACATATGTTAGTGGTGGATCATCTGCCGGTACTCATGTTGGTAAAATAACGGCTGGAAGTGGAAATGTAACATCCGGGTAAGTTAGGTGGTGATTATATGAGAAGTTTTTATTTTGATAAAGAAAAAGGCACTACAAAACTTAATGAATTACATGATATAGAAGAAGTGACAGGAAAGATGGAGCTTGAGCAAGCACTCTGGATCAGAATAATGACAAATCAGGGAGAATGGATTTTTGATTTAGACTTTGGTCACCCCTGGTTAAAACTTTTCAGAGAGAAAGCGACGGCCAGAAAGCACAGATCCGAACTTATCAAAACAATCTATAAAGAAGATAGAGTTAAAGAAATTTTAGAAATCAATGTTGATACTTCAGACCAAAAAAATAGAAAGCTTAAAATATATTTCAAAGCTTTAACTACTGAAGGTTTAATTGAATCGTCAGGGGAGGTGGAATTTTAATGTCTGATGAATTTGGTGTAACAGAAAAAGGGTTTAAGAAAAAAACTTATCAAGATATTGTTGAGTCTTTAGAAGAAAAATCAAAAAGTTATTTTGGAGAAGATGTAAATGTTTCATCATCCTCTGTAAATGGTTGGTTTATAAGGCTATTCGCTTTCAGTTTATCTTTGATTTGGTCTGTGGCTGAAAAAGTATATAATTCAGCTTATGTAATTTTGGCTGAAGATCAAAGTTTAGATTATGCCGTATCTAATCTAAATGTTAAAAGAAAAGGAAAAAGAAAATCAGAAGTTCCACTTACTGTAATAGGAACCCCTGGCACTGAGATAGATAAGGGTTGGACTGTTGAAACTGAAACTGACAGCTCAATTAAATTTGAGACTAAATATAATACCACTATTCAATCAAATGGAGAAACAGAGGTTCAGCTGATAGCAAAAGAAGCTGGTGAAAAAGGTAATGTGCCGGCAAATACTATTACTGTTATTACTCAGCCTATTTCAGGAGTTAACTCTATTACAAACCCAGTAGCAGCTGATTTCGGAAGGGATAGGGAAACTAATCATGAGTTAAGAAAAAGATATTTTAACCAGCTCGGCCAGAACTCAAGTGATGTAATTGCAGCTATAACTGCTGCAGTCTCTGATATAAATGAAGTTAGACAGGTAAAAGTTTTTGAAAATGATACAGAAACAACAAATTCTTTGGGTATGCCTATGAAGTCAGTATTTGCTGTAGTGTTGGGAGGTTCAGAAGAAGATATTGCTCAGGCTATTTATACTGCAAAAGCGGGTGGAATAAGAGCATATGGAGATATAGTCACTGATGTATATGATGAGGGTGGAACAGCCCACAAAATTGGATTTTCAAGGCCTACTGATGTAGACACATACTACACAATAGATCTTATAACTAATGATGATTACCCGGTAGATGGTGATGATTTAATAACTGAAGCTATTGTTGGATATTTAGATGAATTGATAATAGCTGATGATATTATCCACTCTAAAATTACTCATGAAATACATGGAGCCTGCAGCGGTATTATTGATTTTGAATTATATATCGGCACCACTGCAAGTCCAACCACAAAAGAAAATATTGAGATTTCAGGATTGGAAGTTGCAATTACTGATCCAACTAAGGTTGTGATCAACCATGTCTAAAATATTAGAAGCAATGAAAGAGAAGTTTATAAGCTTCATTACTAAAAATGAGGATTCCGATCTTATTAAAAAGCTAAGAATGTTAGCTGAAGAAATGGAGATTGTTCAAACTGCTTTTGACGATATAGAGGAAGTCAAAAATCTAAATGATGCTTACGGCAAAACACTTGATCATTATGGTGCGAATGTCGGAGAATCAAGAAAAGGTAATGATGATACTTTATACAGGCTGTTAATTAGAATTAAAATAGCAGAGAACACCAGTGACGGCTCAATACCTCATATAATAGATGCTTTAAGTCTGGCAATAGATAGGCCACCCGAGGACATTTATGTTCAGGAAGGGTGGTCTTTTGTTACGGAAGAGCAACCTGCATCTATATTCTTGTCTTTCCCTTCGGAAGTTTTTAGTGATTATAACATCACTTACGAAAGATTTATTAATCTATTTAATAATGTTGTAGGCGGTGGAATAAGCACTGATTTCTTTTTAATCGAAGAGGATGACATCAATATAGTTGCCACAATGCCCTATACTGAAATGTCTACTTTGCCGTATTGCGACACTGTAAAAACTGGAGAATGGACTGATCAGTTCACTGGTGAAATTTATTTAAGCAATGTATATGAGAAATACTCTACTCAAAAACAGGAATATCCATTTTTAGCTGGGTTGTATTCCGGCAGTACAGAAATTGATTACCCGCAAGGTGTTATTGACAGTATGAAGGTGCAAGAAATTTACAGCACCGCTGATCAAGTATTACCCTTTACAGCTAATTTGATTTCTGGAGGATATGAAGAAAGCAACAGAGGTTATAGTTTTAAATCAATACTTAACTTTAATACCAGCTATGAAAAGTACACTAAAGATTATAATTACTGCAATACCTTTAGATGCGGGGAGGTGGCAATATGATCACAAGTGCAGGCCTCAATAAATTAGCACGAGAAACTGACAGTTTTATTAGTCACGGCACTTATACTGTCAATGGCCAGAAAAAAGAAACTGACATTTATAAAGTTAAAATAGATGGCAGCAAACTTAGAATCTTTCTCTATTTAAATGAAGCCGAGGGAGTTGGGGACCTAACCAATTTTGAGCTCATTGATGATGAAGGAAGTATTTTTGCTGATAAACCAGATCAGATAGAAAAAGGAGATTTAAAAGGTTTATTGATCGCTTTTGATTTTGATATCCAGGAGGTGTAAATAATAAATGATATATGATGAAAATTATACTCCACTCGAGTGGATAGATCATGTAGTGGATGCAGATGGTAATGTTATACAGCAGGGTACAGTTATAAGTAAAAAGAAAATGGAAAGAATTGAATCCGGTGTTCAAACAGCTTTAGGACCATCCGGGATACTTGCTTTCCAGACTCTGCAGTTTGTTCAGAAACTTAACCAGGAATTTGAGAAAATAAAAAAGCAAAAAATAATGCAGGGAGAAGTGACTGTCACTGCTGATAATTATACAGCTGTAGCTTTAGATGGTTTTGTGCAGTATGATGCACCTGATTATCAAGTAGTTACTGAGCTTGTATCTGGTGACCCTGGCTTTGTTGGTGACATAAAGGTTTATGACAAGACATCAAATGGATTTAAAGTTAGTTTTACCGGTAGTGAAGATGAAGCGACTATCAAATGGACTTTAATTAACTTTGATGTCAAATAAGGAGGTGCAGCAATAGATGATAATTAACGAATTGAATACTGGAGAAAAAGCTGACTATTCCCTAAATGGGAATTTTTTAGTTTTGAGTGTTTTAGATAAAAGCATTGGCCTTGATTTAGAGGTAATGCAGGATGATGAAAAGAAAACTGTCGATATTTGCACAAATAAAACAGGTAATCTGGTGGAAGGTATCGATAAATGGTATGTAGCAAACATAACTATTCCTGCAGCTGAATATGAAATGCAGGGCACTGGAGAAGTGGACGAAGATGGAAAAACAGTTTACGAAAAGGTCAAAAAACCTTTTAATGTAGACGAAGTAGTGCTCGATTTATGGGCTCTACCTAATTATATTCTTAAACAAAATCAAAAAGAGGAAGTGATTAATTAATGGAACCTTTTGTATTTAGTATAAAAGATAGTTACAGAGCAGCTGTTGAAGCTCAAACCGGAGGAAGAAACACAGTTCTATATGATGATCAGGGAAATCCTTCTGTTATGTATAGGCTGCCTAAGTTTAATTTAGATGATGTTGTAGACACCTGGCCAAACGAACCGCATCCAGCTTTCATTGTTAACGGTGTGGTTAAGGATGAAATTTTCATTTCAAAATATCAAAATATTATCAAGAACAGCCGGGCTTATTCAATCCCTAATCAGGACCCAGCAACATCAATTAATTTTGATACAGCGAGAGCTGCATCATTTGCTAAGGGAACTGGCTGGCATCTTATGACCAATGCAGAATGGGCTGCTATTGCACTCTGGTGCAGGAAAAATGGTTATGAGCCCAGAGGTAACAATGACTATGGTCAGGATATAAGTGCTCCGCATGAAAAAGGTGTAGAAACTTATGGTGGTGGAGACCCTTACAAAACATATAGGGTAGCAACCGGATCTGGACCTGCTTCATGGTCTCACGATGGAACTCTAGCAGGCATATTTGATTTAAATGGAAATGTTCATGAATGGGTCGATGGCTTAAAGCTAGTTGACGGTAAAATTTGGGTTCATGATGAAAATGATTTTCAGACTGGTAATGCTGCTGGAGATAATACAGGCTGGTTAGATCTCGGAGCTTATATGGATGTAGACGGCACTACATTACAGCTTGATAGTGTAATTGACAATGTAATGGACGAAGCAAGTAGCGAATATATCTCTCATATTTTTGAGAATATGACCGCTGATACTGGCTTTACAGTTCCTGAAAGACTAAAATATTTGGCTGTATTCCCGGAAGGCACAGGATATAACGGAGATTATATTTATGTTAGAAACTACGGTGAGCGTTTGCCGATCCGTGGTGGCAGCTGGAACGGCGGCTCGACGGCCGGTGTCTTTCGGTTGTACCTGAGCAGCGAGCGTTCGTACTCGAACGACCACATTGGCTTCCGCTCCGCTTTTGTTTCTCTATAAATCTGAACTCTAAAATCTGTTAGGGGTGGGCGATAGCCTTCCCCTACATTACTTGAAGGATGATAATTTGGAAAATCTAATAGTATATCAAAAGACTTATGACATGATCCAGTATGGTTACCAGGCATTAAAACAATTTCCTCGCAGCGAAAAGCATACTTTTGCTGCAGAGATAAAAGAGGCAATGATAAAGCTTTTAAAATTAATTATCATAACTAATAAAAAATATTATAAAAAAACTACATTAAGAGAAATGGATACTCAATTAGAATTGATAACTACTTATATAAGATTAGCCAAAGATTTAGAATTTCTTCCTTTTAAAAAGTATGGCATCTGGTCCGAAAAACTTGATGAAGTAGGTAAGTTGATCGGCGGCTGGATGAAAACAATAGAAAAGAAACAATAAAATTTTATAAATTTTCGGTAGTAGGCCGATGCGTTTGCCGATCCGTGGTGGCAACTGGAACAACGGCTCGACAGCCGGTGTCTTTCAGTTGAACCTGAACAACGAGCGTTCGAACTCGAACAACAACATTGGCTTCCGCTCCGCTCTATTTATATTTTTAGGCCAGAAGTTAGCAACCTACTGGGTTGTTATCCAGTGCCAGCAACATAAATAAAGGGGCCTACTTCCATCCTGAGAAACAAATTTGTCCCTCCAGGAAAAAATTTAAATTGTCAGTTAGGCAGCAAGTATTGAAATATAGAAAGTTGTCACGGCCGGCACCTTAAAACCTGCTCTAAATAAGAGCGGGTTTTTCTTTTCACCTGAATACAGAGAAAGTGGTGATAACATTCCAAAAAAATTTAGAAATTTATATCCAAAAATATACGATTTTGAGAATTTATATTTAGCTTATATAGAAGCAAGAAAGAAAAAAAGATTTAAAAATGAAGTTTTAAAGTTTACCAGGCAGTTAGAAAGCAATCTTATCCAGCTGCAGAATGAATTGATACACAAAACTTATGAACAGGGCAAATATCATCAGTTTTATGTATATGAACCAAAGCAAAGACTGGTTATGGCTCTTCCTTTTAGGGACCGGGTAGTTCAATGGGCTATTTACCGACAAGTATTTCCTATCTTCGACAATATATTTTATGAGCATAGCTGTGCTTGTAGAGTTGGAAAAGGCACTCATTATGCTGCAGATCAATTAAGACACTGGATGAGAAAGCTCGACAGACAACCAGGCGAAACTTATTTTCTGAAAGCTGATGTAGCAAAATACTTTTATAGAATAGATCATCGAGTTCTTTTTGAACTTATTAAAAGAAAGATAGATTGCAAAGATACACTAAGATTACTCTGGAGAATAATTAAAAGCGATGATGGTGAGTTTGGCATTCACCTGGGAGATCACCATTTTGAAGAAGGCAAAATTAAAGGAATTGGAATACCTATTGGTAATCTAACCAGCCAAATGTTTGCCAATGTTTATTTAGACTTTCTCGATAAATTCATTAAGCATACTCTCAAAGCAAAGCATTATGTTAGATATATGGATGACTTTGTTATTTTAGGAAAATCAAAAAATAAATTACATACAATCAGACAGGAGATAGAAATATTTCTTGCTGATTATCTTAAATTAGAACTTAACAACAAAACTACTGTTGATAATATCTGGAATGGAATAGATTTCTGCGGATATGTTACTTATCCACCATATAGAAAATTGAGAAAAAGCACAAAAAGAAAACTAAAAAGACGGCTTAAATATCTACAGAAAAAATACTATAAAGAGGAGGTGGAGATCAATGAAATAAATGCTAGTGTGCAGAGTTATTTAGGAATATTAAAACATTGTGACAGCCACAATCTCACAATGTCAGTTATTGGCCAGTTAGAAGATGAAATACTTAATCAACTAGATTTAGAGGACGTTCTAGAACAAAGAAGTTGATGCAATATACAGAAAAGCAAATACTTTTGCCTTGTAGTAGGGCTATTTTGAGGTGATTTGATGGAAAGCAAAGGGCACAGCATAGATGAATGCCCCTTAAGAGAAAAGATAGAAGAAAATGCAGATAGGTCTAAAGATAATCAAAGAAAAATTGAACAATTAGTAAAAGGTGATTGGTATTCAAATAAAGACTTATATAAGATGATTCAAAACTTAACTTCTCAGCTGACTGAGTTTAACGGAAAATTTGATAAATATAATGGGCTTATAGAAGACAGGGAAAAAGACAGAGAATTATTAGAAAAATTCATTTCTAAAGTTAATAAAATAGAGACTAAAGGGAAAACAGAAAAAGAAATTACTACAAATTGGAGAGAGTGGATTGGTTGGATAATCGCAATTTTATTGGCATTATCAAAATTAGGAGTGTTTTAAAATGGATAATATTTTCAAAAAAGCTTTTGAAGAAGTTATGGAAATTGAAGGTGGCTATGTTAACCACAAAGATGATCCTGGTGGTGCTACTAATTTTGGCATCACAGAAGCAGTAGCAAGAAGAAATGGATATGAAGGAGATATGAGAGATTTAAAACTGCACCAGGCCAGAGATATTTATTACCATGAGTTTTGGCTTGATCAGAAATATAACAAAATTAAAAACAGAGATGTAGCAATTGAAATGTTTGATCAGGCAGTAAACATGGGACCTGGCCGAGCTAATAGAAATTTACAAAAATCTTATAATTTGCTTTCTGATAATAAAATTTCAGTTGATGGAGCGATAGGTCCTAACACTTTGAGAGCTGTTAATCACTGTAATAAGCCGGTGGGATTGTTTAATCTACTTAATGGCTATCAAATTATGCACTACATTAATCTTGCTGAAAATAGCCAAAAATATAGGTCATTTATTCGTGGCTGGGTTAATAAAAGAATAGAAATTATAAGGAAGTGACTACTATGGAAGATATGGAAGAACAAAAAGTAAATGAAGTCAACTTAAAAGAGGATTCTAATGATAACGGAATTCCAGACTGGGCTGAATTTACAGCTACTTACTTAATAGCTGCTGTTTGTATAAGCCTGGCTGTGGCTGGTTATGTCAGACAGGATTTAGATGACCCGACAATCAAATGGCTTTTAGGTTTCAGTGTTGTTCTAACTGGTGGCCGTG